CGACCAATGTGCTTCCATTTCGGGTAATTGTTGTTGTCGTCTACTTTCCTGCCAGAAAAGCCTATGATTTGATTATGTTCATCATAGATGGGGAAAACCATTCTTCTATACATCTTGCCAACACCCGCCAATCCAACCTTAAAGGATTTTTGCGTAGCTTCGGAAATGCCCCTCTGGGAATAAAAATTGTAATTTGGGAAAAGCTTCTCTAATGAGGATTTGGGGTAAATTTTTTCCATCTGTATAGTCTCTTTTTGTTTGTAAACTGAAGTAATCTCCCTTTTAGCGCCGCCTAAAATGGCCGATAACTCCTTTGGGTTGTCCCGCAGTGTTTCCTTAATTAAAGCTTCAAATGGCTTGGAGCCTTTGTTTTGCACAAAGTCCATCCATACACCAGTATTCTTATAAATCTTAAGGGCAGTTTCATTGTCTCCATCTCTATAGACAGCGCGAGTTCTCCAATGATCTCCGCAGTCGATAAGTTTGTAGCCAATCGATTCTAAGATGCCCTGAAAATCATCAGAACTGATCGAAGTCTGGGATTGTTTCTTGGAGTCCATCCGTATCTAAGTCTTCCTCTCCATCAAGCACTCTTGCGATATCTCTCAAATCGCCCCTCTCTGTGATATTAAAATTCATAAAATTTAAGTTAATGGAATTTTTGCGGAGGGCGTCACCAATGCGAACGGGTTCAATCGCGCCAGCTATGTCGCTACCAAGATGGCGAGCTTTGACATTGATGAGCTTATGGGTTCCAAATCTATTGCCCTCAGTTTCCATTTCATCCGCTGTTTTGTTACGCAAAATAAACATATGGGAACAGAATTGTGTGATCCGATCCGAAAGCGAAACAATCGACTCATCGTCCACAATATTTTGCGAGTTCCTGTTGTTGGTAATTCCATACCTGTTTGATTGAACAGAAGTGATCATTGGAATGACTGGATTGCCTTCATGCAGAATCTCCTTTTGAACGCATTTCTTAAACTTGTCCACCATTTCTCCAACCACCTGCCATTCAGACTTGTTCGCTATGTTTTCTGAAGTGGTTTTAATGTAATCAAAAGAAAAGACCATGTGATTACCTCGCCCAACTTTTGAATAGTAGAATCGCTTTAAGGTGTTAACCATTGAGTCAACATCCATGCCTCCTACATTATAGTAATAAAACTTTAAAGTTTTTATCTTCGGCCATACAGCGCGAACTTTGTTCACAACCTCATTACCTGCCTGTCTCCACTTACCACTTTCCAGCAAGTGCATCGGAACACCTGAAAGAGCCGCACACTGCCGCATAATAAGCTCCTCCTTGCTCATTTCGCCGTTGTCAAAGTGTAGCACTGGAACATCATACTGAAGGCTAACTTTGGTGGTATAGTCCATGCAAAAGTTGGTCTTTCCAACGCCAGATCTAGCTACTATGACTGTGATATTTCCTGGGCGCAATAAAGAGCCATAAATTTCGTTGACCTTGGTATGCGGACCCATCATACCAAATTCAGTCACGGGGTTATTACCCCTATCCTCAATCAAATCCTCCATTTCTTCATAAATATTCTCGGGGATGTCATTACCCAATTCATAAAGATTGATTCTGGAATTGTAAATATTGTCCGCAGCTTCAATAATCGACCGATAGGATGCTTCGGAGGGCATATTCTTCATCTTCTTGCCAATCTCAGAAGACGAATCTAAAATTTCGCGGCGAATGGAATATTTCTTGAGTTCTTTGGCTGTTTTAATTGTGTTGCCGTTGGGAACTTTGCGTAAAGCTAATGACTTAATGTAGTCAGCGGGATTCAAGTTGTCTTGAAAAGATATGCCAACATCGTTTACGCGCTGAGCAATTATAACTTCATCAACCTCGTCACCCGACTCAATTGCCTGTTGTATAATTCTAAAAATTGTTGAGTGAAGAGAACTGTTTTCTGAATAAAAATCTCCAATACCAATAAAATTAGATATCTCAGCTAATGCGTCAGGCTCTTTAATTAGCCCCGCCAACAATTGTTTTTCTAGTTCAAAGTTGTATATCATTATTCAGGGCTGTTTTCTTTGCTGTTGTCAAGGTTATGCAGAAAATCACCCATTGTTTTTGTCAATGCCGCCTCGGTCATTCCTGAGTCATACTTAAAATAAATTAGCGGCTCCCCCTGCTCCGAAGATAGAGCCATGAGTATGCCCTTGTATTTGTCAGCGCCACCAGACAGTTCGTAAATTTTATCAACCCATTCTGTCGGCAACCTGAAATCACTCTCTTCGTTATTGTAATCGTCTAAATTCATAAGTAAATCTCTTGGTCTTCAAAAAGAGACGCTGTAACAACGTCCTTGGGGTAAATCTCTGCCAACTTTATATCATTAGCTTTACAGAAGTCAAGCTTCTTTTCATCCCTTTTTAATTGATCGCAATATTTAAGCCTATTCTTGTGAAAAAACTTAACATATTTAGTGTGCTGCGCCCCCTGAACCTCGACGGCGATTTTTTTATTAGCGTTGTAAAAATCTAAACTTAGCCTGCTACCAACAACCCTAAACTCTTCAAAAACAATATCATTTTTCCAATATTTATATAGGAATTTTTTTACCTGCGTTTGGAATTTACTTCTGCTCGGCTTGTTCCAGTCTATCAAATATTTTTTGGCATTTTTAAGGTTTCTTGTTTTTCCATAAGCGTCTGTAAACTTCATACCTGTATCTGCTCCTTAAAATAATCTACCAAAAATTTACACAAATCTTTGTCTTCCTCAACCGTTTTGAACAGCTTATTGTCACCCTGTATCTTTTCTGGAAACTCTAGATTGTTTGCGGTAAGAAGCTCTTTAAAGTCATCGGTTGGTTTAATCCACGCACCCTTCTTTTCTACAAACTCCCATGCGTAAAGTAAATCAATGACCTCTTTTTCTACCCAGATAGAAGTGCCATCCGTTCGTCCATAGCGGATAGGATAGGAAACTGTAGTGTTCGTATTTTCATGCGCCGATTTTTTAATTGTAACCTTAGCATGATGTCCGATTATAGGATTTTTCTTTGCGTCCATGGTTTTGACCGAGGGGTTTTGCAAAATCAAATCCCCCTTGAACCGAGGCTCAAATTCCATTATGTTATTAGCGAAGTGTAGCAGGGCATTGCCTCCTGTTGCAGTGGTTTGCCTAACGGGAGACTTTGCGTATGGGTCAAGCTTAATATCAGCACGAACCTGACTGATGAATATCGCCATATGACCACGCTTACCCAATGCGGTGCTAGTTTTCTTGCAGAAGTCAGAGGCGATAACCGCACCGCCAGCAACCTTGCTGCTCTCCTCAAAATTCTTGCCCAAATCATCTTTGCGAATTAAGCCGTCTACCGAATCCAAAATAAAACAATACTTGATCTTATCGTCATTGTTTGTAATCAACTGCCTGATCAAGCCCATTGCTGTTTCATATATATTGCTTTCAAAGACAAAACATGTTCCATCGACCCACTCCTCGGGGGAAAACACGAACTTTACACCAGATCTCTTTTGAACTTCTGGGCCAAGCCTGCCCTCCGCTTTGATATACAGGCCCCTAGAGTTTTCTAAAGTTCCAAGAAAATTCCTCATAACCTGTAGAGACTCTGATGTCTTACCGCCTTCGTTAACGCCTGTAAAGCGATGCAATCCAGGTCCAAACCCACCCGCCAAATACAAATCTAGCTGCAATGAGCCACTGGACACTTTGTATTCCACAGTGTCTTCAAAGTTGTAATGATCATCCTTGTTAGCCTTCAAATAATTACTAAGAATGTTTGTTGGGTTTACGTCGCTAGTCATTCAAAAAGTCTCTAATAGTTTTATTTTTTTTATTTATAATGCCGTCTTCTCCAGCCTTTGCACCAATATCATAGCTGTGATACTTTGATAAATCAACTCTAAAATTAAAAGCTCTGAACTTTTCATCTAGCGCGTCTCTTAACTTTTCGCTAACCAGATAAGCAAGAGAGTCGAACTTCTTGCCAAAGTCCACAATATCCATAAACTCCAATGAATATCTCTCACAAAGATCATTAAGCATCTTCATCTCCCTTGCGAAAAAGGGTCGCCTCCCCTTATCGGGAACTTCTAGTAATCGGAAAAGAATTTCCCTTTTATTTGGACCTTTTGTCTTTGGCACTCTTAATCATTAACTTCATTAAGGTCATTGTCAACCATCTTCTTGACTAGATTAAGAAAAGTCGTTTTTGGTTTCCACTTCAAATCATTTCTGGCTTTTGTCGAGTCCCCTAAAAGTATATCGACTTCGGCTGGCCGATAAAAAACAGGATTGATCTTAACTAGGCAATCTTCTCCATGAAAATACTTCTCGTCCTCGCCGCTGCCCTCCCAGCGGCAAAGGCTACGATGAAAGCCAGCGTAATTAAAAGCCTCTTCCACAA